TAACTGAAGGTGGTTTTCTCTTAAAGTACGATTTTATCGCCGGCTTAAGACGTCTTGCTGCAGAAGGAAACAATAATATTGAATTTGAAATCGACGATCGTGGGGTTAAAGCCCGGATTAATAATTTAATTTTTTATGGCCGGCCAATTATAGGTCATCAATTTCCAGAGTACAAAGTGCCGCTTGAAAATTTTAAAAATAAACTAATCCTCGACAAAGAAGTTCTCGATATATCTTCTATCATAGACGCTCTTAACGCAGAAGACAATTTTCGTCTTACATTTGAAATCAAAGAGGGCGGATTATATTTGTATAATGATTTTGTAAATTTGGAATATGAAAATATCACAGATTACAAAGATAAATTTATTATAGATTTGAATGGTACTTTCTTAAGATCTACTATTGAGTCTATTAAAGACCAGAAGATTCTCGTGAAGTTCACTGATGATAAGACACCTATTATTTTTGATTCAGCAAATTATGAAAATCAAAAGGGATTAATTACTCCTCTACGCCGGCGCTAATGGGTGATTTGAAATTAATACAAGATATATCAACTGCTTGTTCTGAATATCTGGATGGTTCTGATTTATTTGGTAGACCAACAGATATTATAGAACGTACTTGTTTGTCTTTTCTTGAAGCAAAAGGTTATAGTTTCAGGAAGATAGATACTTCTGTGGTTGTTAAACCTATTACGACAGACCAGGATTTGATAACTCATTTTTATACCATGTTTAAAAGATATCACCCTGATTTATACATTTACAGAAACCATGACGCTGACAGAAGACTGGCTGCTTCTTTCATAGAAGCAAGGCAAGAAGCAGACGAACTAACAAGAGATCTAGCAATAAAGCAGTGTGCTAATATTATACAAGTTATATTTGAAGAAGAAGAAAGATTTCACTTTAATACACCAGTAACTTTCAGTGTGTTTGGTCAAAAAAACTGTGGTTGGATTACCGAATTAGCAGTTCGTATTTTAAACGAACGTCAACGAAAAGCAAAAGAAGAAGAAGATATAAATTTTGCAAATGCACACGCCGATAAATATGATAAACCAGCGGGGTGGTCATTAGAAGATATAGATAAAGCCTTATCAGGTTTGGAAGGAAATTAATATGGCAAAGAAAAAAGAAGAAAAAAAAGAAGAGAAAGAAGAGAAGAAGAGTAAAGTACCAGATGATAATAGTCTTGATACAATAAAGAAAGCAATTGTCAAGAAGTATGGAAATGTTATCAGTAAGATGAGCGATCATCAAGACATGGTAGTGCCTACTGTATCAACGGGTTCCATTGGTCTTGATCTTGCTCTCGGCCGCGGCGGTATGGCTTTGGGCCGCTTGTATGAATTGTTTGGTCCAAATTCTGGAGGCAAATCAACCCTTGCTGCTAATGTAGTGATTCAAGCACAGAAACGCGGTATGAAGTGTTGCTATATTGACGCCGAACATGCCGTAGATCCTATTCTATTTAGAAACTATGGGGTGGATATTGACGCACTTGAGCTTGTTCAGGCCTATACCGGTGAAGAAAACCTTGATATTCTTGAGATGCTTGTACTATCTGGTAGTTATCAAGTGGCAGTCATTGACAGTGTTAGTTCTCTAATCCCCACTGCTGAAGCAGAAGCTGATATTTCAGATGATTTTATGGCTCTGTTGGCCCGACTTATGAGTAAGGCTCTTCGTAGATTTACTCCTATTGCAAACAAAGCCGGCACTCTTATTATTTTCATCAACCAGTTAAGACACAAGATTGGTTCATATGGTAATCCGGAAATCACTACTGGCGGCGAAGCTTTAGCCTTCTACGCTACTGGTCGTGTATCTATTCGCGGCCCAGAATCAAAACAAAGAAGAATTCTAGATCCTATTACTGGCTTAGTTATCGGCCATGAGACCATATTTGAAATTGTAAAGAACAAGCTTTCTTCTCCATTCAGAACGTCTTCAATTCGCCTTATTTACGGTAAGGGGTACGATCTACAGTGGGAGATTTTGGATCTGGCCGTGTCGCTTGGTATCATTGATAAGCTTGGTGGATGGTATAAATATGGTGGGGAAAGTATTGCCAATGGTGAAATGAACGCGGTTGCTTATTTAAAAGACAATGCTGAATTTTATGACTCCATTAGATCAAAAGTAATTAGTTCTGTTGGCTTGAGGGAAATCTATGAGCAAAATAGCAGATAAAGTATTTAATATACTTAATAAAATGTATCCTCCAGCTCCTTATAAAAGAATACATAAAGAAATTTATGTTCATTACAAAGGAGCAAAGTTGTTTTTTGATTTCTTCATTAGAGACCTTGGAGTCTTTGTAGAAGTTCAGGGGGAACAGCATGAGAAGTTTGTTAAACATTTTCATGGTGATAAGTCTGGCTTGGATTCCCAGCGCTCAAGAGATCATTTAAAAATTGAATATGTAGAAGAAAAGGGGCAATGTCTAATTCGCTTTAAACATAATGAAAAGATTACAGAAGAACTCGTTAAGAAGAAGATTAACGCTGTTCTGGAAGGACAATGTTTCAATGAGTAGGTTTGTTATCAAACAGTCTGAACGAGGATTAAGAGATCCTGACGGTTGTACTCTTGATTCCAAAATGTATAAAAAAGCGTGTTGTGACTTTTTATGCTTGGAGGACGGGACAATAATCCGGGAATGCCGTTATTGTAATTTAAGTTTAGTGTGTCGTCAAGTTGATGTAGTAAATGATGAATGGATTCCTATGGAGTCACATCTACTTCCAATTACTGATGAAACTGGAGCGGTGGTAGAACATCAATTATTCTGTACGGGCATGCATGATCTCCGCCCATTAAATGAACGTATAGAGGATGATAAGGTGTCATAATGGATAAAGACATATGGTCTTACGAAAAAATAAAACCAAATCAGGATTTCATTGACGAGATTTGGAATTTTGATGTTAAAAATTTAGAAGCAATGAATGACACAAAAATTAGTAAATTTACCATTGCTTTGGGGCAATGGCTGATTTATTATAAATCACAGACAAATATTGCTCGTGCAGAAATGAATAAGAAACAGAGCGATCTTGATTTTATAATAGCCAATGTTTTAAATCCTGAAGATGTAAAGAAGCACGGAACAAAGACTGCGGCAGTTGCTTATCTAATACAAGCAGACCCTACCATAAATAAAATACAAGATGATATAGATAAACTTAGGGCAGATTTAACACGCACCGATGGTATTGATAAAGCAGTAAGTGAACTAATAGCAGCATTTAAAAGAGAATTAAGTCGCAGAGAGAGTGAATTATACATTTTAAGGAAAGAGCGATATGCCAACTAACGAAGAGGGGTCTAAAGATTTATTCTGTAAACCTACAGACGAAAGAGCACTACTTGCTTTTTGTTTTAAAAATATGGAACATTTTTACACCCTGAGTTCCAAAATAACAGAAACTGATTTTTTAAGAAAAGAGCACAGCAATCTTTTTACTATTCTTGGGTCTATTCATAAACAAGGTGCTAATGCTTTTGATTTACCATTTGTGGTGGCTGTGGCTCAGCAAATGAGCGCCGTTGACAGTGTTGGCGGTATTGATTATCTACAATCCATTAATGGTATGTTAGTATCGGATAGAAATGTTTTGCAGGCCAGCACTAAATATCGTTTGTACAATATTATCCAAGATAATGTGAATTTAATTGCCGATAATTCCAAAGACGGCCTGGAAGCAGCAGATCTTATAGGAAAAGTAGAAACTCAGATACTTGATTTATCTACTGAAAGTAAGGCAATTAAAGAACCAATCAATCTTGGTGACACAATTCGTAGTACATTAGATGCGCGCAGGAAGACGAAGATTGAAATGCTTGGTTTGTCTACTGGGTTTCCTATTTTAGACAAACAAATAGATGGCCTTATTCCCGGCACGTTAAACATTGTGGCGGCCCGCTTAAAGATGGGTAAGAGTAGTTTTCTCTCAAACATAGCAGCACACGCCGCTTATAGGGGAGGTGCCCCAACCCTTTATATTGATACTGAAATGCCCTATGATCAATGGGGGGATAGAATAGTAGCTGGTATTTCTGGCGTAGACGAGCGAATTATTAAACATGGTGGTTACACTGACGAAATATATAATACCCTGATTGATAGATGTGTTCGTCTTGTAGAAAAAGGCAAGCTATGGCATGAGTTTATGCCTGGTTATACAATTGAGAAAGTAGTTGCTCTTGTCAAGAAGTTCTATATGAAGTATGGTATTGGTCTTTTGGTTTTTGATTACATCAAGGAGCCTGATTTATCTAGTAATACAAACCAAAGAAAAGAATACCAATTGTTGGGAGATGTTACAACAAAATTAAAAGACATTGCCGGTGAATTGAATATTCCAGTATTGGCCGCTGTTCAGATTAACAGAGACGGAGAAATTGCTGATAGTGATAGAATTGCCCGCTATGCTGATGTTATTTCATTCTGGAGTGTTCGTGAAAAGAAAGAAATTGAGGAGTTTCCGGCTGGCGGCGCATATAAGTTGTGGATTAAAGACAGCCGTCGTGGTGGCTCAACACCAAAAGAAGGTATAGGCTATCATTTTTTCCGGCCAAAGCTTGCTATTAAGGAAGTAGATATATCAGATCAGATGTTAAAAGACAGTTTTATGAAGGGTGTTTTGAATGCATACACAACAGACGAAATCCGCTAATTGGGAAGAGTTTAAAGCAAGGTTAGACGCACTTAAATCTGCAATAGACCCCAGATATCTACTTGAATCGTTAGGTTTTAAGATTCTTCGTGAAACCCCAAAAGAGTTACGTTGTAAGTGTTTAATTCATGGTGGAGACAATCCTACTTCTTTTCGTTTCAACAAAGAAACCCTGACTTGGGTATGCTTCTCAAGAAGATGCCATGAGTTGAATGGTGGAGATATTCTTGGTCTCATTCGTAGTGTTCTTAAAGTAGATTTTATGGGCTCGGTGAAATATCTTCAGTCTCTTGTAGGCAATTTGATAGATGATACTTCTTATATTGAATACAAAAGAAAAAAAGAACGAGAAGCTTTTATGCGGCTGGTTAGTAAGCCAAATAAAGAAATTAGTTCTTTTGTAAATGAAAAGTTTTTGGCTGACCATATTAATATACGCAGCACTTTTTTTCTTAAAGAGGGCTACACCAATGATACTCTAAATCATTTTGAGATTGCTGGTGGTTATGTAGATTCTCGTAATGCTATAAGAGAGATAATCCCAATACGTGACGAGTTGGATAATCTTGTGGCGTATAGTTTAAGAGACATAAGTGTTGTGGAAGGTGATAATAAATATATTTTGACCCCGGGGTTTGACAAAGATAAAGTTCTGTATAATCTTAACAACGTGCGTAAATATTGTATGGATGACAGTAAGCCAATCATTATCGTGGAGGGGTTTAAAAGCGTTTGGAGATTAGCGCAATATGGAATCTCGAAAGTAGTTGCTGTTATGGGTTCACACTTGACTTCTGGTCAAATTGTTTTATTATGTGCACATGGTTTTCCCGCTGCAGTAATAATGTTTGATAATGATTTAGCTGGCGCGCTTGGAACTCCTAAAGCGTGTGAGTCTTTAGAAGGTAAAATGGATGTGTATCCAATTTATATAACTGAAACAGATAAAGAAGGTAAGGGGCTTGACCCTTCAGATTTGAGCTACGAACAAGCTCATACATATTTAAAATACTATATTTGAAAGGAAGTAAAGTAAAATGGAAGGTGAAAATTTTGTAAGTCTAACTGGTAGAGTAATCAATCCAAGTCTGAAAAAGGTTGGAGAAAAGAACACAAGCTTGTTTAACGGTAAATTAGCTATTCCAACAAGTAATGGTAATGGTAGAGATCAATTTATTAAGATCTCTGCTTGGGGAGCAATAGCAGAAACGTTGAATTCTGTTTCTGAAGATCAGTTTGTAAAGATTCATGGTCATATCGAGGAACGGTCCTATGATGGTAAGTGTAAGCATTGCCAAGGAACTGAAAGGAAATATTGGACTAGCGTCGTTGTAGATAGATTTGGCGTAGTCGAGTAAGGAGAATTGTTATGAGTGACTATATTTCTGGTGTGCCAACAATGCTTATGTTACCGGCCCGTAATTATAAGTTTAAAGTGGTGCTAGACGAATGTGAAATAAGAATTCCAAGGGCCGGTACCTATAAAGATCTTGCTCCTGATTTTTTTAATGAAGAATCAGGTCAATTTAATATAATGGATGGTAATGTATTTTATTTTCCGTCTATTACAAAAGTATTATTTGCTACTGGAAAGTATCCGGACCTACCATATAATCAGGTTTTTGCTCCTGTCGCTGCGGTCGTTGAGGAATCTGATATTGTTATTATAGGACAGGTACTTGAATTTGACGATTTGGAATTTGCAGAAAGGATGTAGTTATGAATTGCCCTAAATGTCAATCGGAAGAAGACAGCGTTGTAATTTCTGAAAGTTTTCCTTGTTGTGACTGTGGCGGAGCAAATCTCATAGAATATCATATGTGCCCAATATGTACTGCTATGTGGCGCACATTTAATGGTATTTTCACAGACAACTCTCTTACCGAACTTGGTAGTCTGGCTAATGCTGTTATGACTATTGAGGGAGATGATAATCTTTTTAAAAATGTTAGAGAAGATATAGACAAGCAATTTAGGCTACATAACGGTGATGCTAAAATGACCGATTTTGTTCATTATTGCTTGCGTTGCAGCGCGTTGGCTTTTCCTTCTGGCCCGCGTACATTTAAGTGTTCTTCGTGTGAGTTTGAGTGGGAGGTTATAGCAGTTGAATAAAGACTATTACAGAATCTTGGGCGTAGAAAAAAATGCTTCTGAAGATGATATTAAAAAAGCATATCGTATGTTAGCTATGGAACATCATCCAGATAAGGGTGGGGACGAGGAGAGGTTTAAAGAAATTAATGAAGCACACGAAGTTCTTTCCGATCCCAATAAAAGAAGAAATTATGACAACCCAAACCCATTTATGCATACTCCGTTTCATAATTCTAATGGCCCAGGAGAGGACTTCTTTAATTTCAATGATATCTTTTTTAGTAATAGGCGACCTCGGCCGCAACGACCAGACCCTAATTCTCCAAGAAGGGGCCAGGATATAAGGTTACAATACGCTGTACCAATGCGTATGTTTATTCTCGGTGGAAAACTTAAAGTGAAGCTTTCATACCCCGATGTATGTCAAAGTTGCGGGGGAACTGGTGCTACAGAATTTGATACCTGTTCCGAATGTCACGGTATGGGGCAGACGACTGAGTCGCGGGGCGGTCAGGGTGTTTTTATGCAAACAACTTCTCCCTGCCGCACTTGTCGGGGTCAGGGAAGAATAAAGAAAAATACTTGCGATCAATGTAATGGTTTGGGAACAACCAAAGTGTCTGACAAAGAAGTAATGGTTCAAATAATACCAGGAACTCGTGATGGTGATGGTATGGTAATAGAAGGCGCGGGCCGCTCTG